CGCCGTCTACATTGATAAATTTTTTCATGATGTCCTTAGTTGATGTATTGAACGTTAAGCGCGTATTGGCAATTGCATGGCATTCCGACTGCAAAACCGACCGTTATTACATCCCCTTTGAATACCTTAACGCGGCTGGCGGTAAATGTTGCAGACTGATAAGGAGTCACGCACGGCACAGGGTATTGCGTTTGATTTCCCTCAAGTGGAGCTAAATTTTTGTAAGTCGAGGTGTAACAAAAAGTTAAATTTGTTGCATTCGTAAAATAAGCATCAGCTTGAATCGACACATCACCGTCGCGCGGCACAACAAAGTTTTTTAGCGCGACGGGGGACATCCATGCGTTGCTATTCACGAACTTTGTCAAACTTGCATCCCCGCTGATTTTTGCACCCTGTTGGCGCGCAATCGTGGCCCAACCTATTCCATCGAAGTATTGCCAAATCTCACCCGATTTTTTATTTTCATATTTATCCGCTTCACCCGGCCCAGGCGGATCGACAGGGTCGGTGGTGCCGGAGGCTATGGCGCGGGTGACGCTATCTAGATCGGTTAACGTAATCGGGCAATACTCCCAAACCGCAGCCTTGCCGCTGTTGTTGGCGTCAATGCTCGGGTCTTTGCCCTTATTGGCGGCTTTGGCGCGGTAGACTTTGCCGGTGCTTGCTTTACAATAACTGCCCACTTCGTACGCCCAACCATCAGACCAAAGCGGAATGCCTTGGGTGCGCAGCCATTTCATGCGTGAGGCGAGCTGCTCAAGCGGCAGATTGTCAATCCCCGCCTCACCGCCCAGCACTGGGTCGGTTGTTTGATACTGATAAACTCGGTCAGGCCATACATTTTCCTCGGTCAATGCGGGCTTATCGGCAGGCATTAAAATCCCAAATTGGTGTGTCATTGCGTTTCTCCTATGCTACAGCGCCGTAAGTGGTGCTGCCGTTTCTGTTAATGGTGTCGTTGTGGCGGTACGCCGCTGCGGTAAAATCAATCTCAACCAAATGCACGCAGTTGCGCTTGACGCCGAACATGGCTTTGCGCAGTTTTAATGCTTGGTCGCGGGTGATAGGCTTTTTTAAAATCACTTTATACGTTGCCCAAAGCCCGCCCACATTGCCGCGCAGCCGTGTGCCATCGTGCACATACTGGCCGCTATACCGCATGCCACCTTGATAGCGCTCAATCACAACTGCATCGTCGTGACCATGCCTTGCGAGCGCCAATTTCACCGCGCCTATCGTGCCTTTGATGCTGTGTAAAAACGGGGCTTCTTTGATGGTTTGGCGCTTGAGCTGCTCAGACCATTCATCATCCCAATCATCAATTGACAATGCCCAAGCCAGCGCGGGCAAAAACTGAGCAGGGCATGTATCGGCATTCCACAAGCGCTCAATACTTGCTTGGAGTGCAGGCGCATACGCCGCACCCGTCAATTCAAGGTCGTATTCGAGCTTGGTTGAATTGGGCGGCAACAGCGTTTGCAATAACGCATCATTACGCGGCTCAATGCCCGTCAAACTCATAACGCTTCACCCACAAATTTAATCGTGATTGAGTCGCAGCGTGCAGCCTGTGTTGGCCCGTTAATCAGGTCTGGCGCAGGCGATACCACAACCACGCGCTGCACGCCCACGCCATGCGCCGCCGCTTTAATACCGCTTTCATTAATGTCATGCTCGGGCTTAAAGTGCGCTTGCACGTATTGCAACAGCTGCGTCATGGCTGCTTGCATCACCTGCGCGCGCCCAACACCTGTGTAGGTGTACATGTCAATTTTTAAGTCGTATGGGGTAATTTTTACCGCGTCGACCAACACTTCTTCTGAGAGTGGGCGGCGGCGTTCGTGATTGAGCGCAACGCGTACTTTTGCTAACAAATCGGCGTCTGCAAGCCCTGTATCTTGATTGAGCGCAGTTAAATCAAAAGTCACGCAAACACCCCAAAGCCCGTTGGAAACATCGCGCCATGCATCAGCGCTAAAATCAGCCACATCAGGGTACACACGCGACTGCGCCAACACAGACACCAAAGTTGTGCCAGGGTATGGGCTAATCACAGACGCATCCGCCACCCGTCCGTCGGCGGATAAGGCATGGTATAAGTACGAGCCAGTAGAACCAGCAGTGGTGATTGATTCAGGAAACAAAGACAAGCGACGACGAAACGCGTCATCACTCTCAAGCACGAGGGCTTGCGGCGGTGAGGCGGCAAGGTTTTGTTCAGTCACAACCAAACGGCGCGCACCAAAGCAATACGTCATGGCAATATGGTCAAGCGCATCGCCTTGCGCCCAAGCCAAACACAGCATGGCTGCCTTGTGGTTGACGTTGTCGATTTCGTGTTTGAGCCGATACGCGTAATCCTCCAGCAGCTTTACCGCTGGATCTGACTCCAAAACATCAGCGTATTGATACGGGTCGCGCCTGCGAAAGTCGGCCACAAAGTCTTTAATGAGCAGCTCAACATCAACAGGTTTGAGCAGCTCAGGCCTGTCCATTTTGGACAAATCAATCGCACTAAAAACCGAGGCGGTTGAGCCAATTGCATATTCTTGCGCGGTAAATATCGGGTCATTGATACTCATGCCGCACCTCCTAGCGCAATATTGTCTTGGCGCACCAATAAACGCGTGCCGTTTTTAAGCACTACCCAAAAATCAAGGCTAATCAGTACCACGCCTTTAGATGGCTTGGTGAGCGACATTTTTTTGACCCGCACGCGCGGCTCCCAGCGCTGCAACGCTTGCGCAATCGCAAAATACATATTGGCGTTAAACTGGGCGTTGGTGGGCGCGTCAATATAATCAAACGCACGCGAGCCATAGTCGCGCCGCATGACGCGCGAGCCTAACGGGGTCGTGATAATGTCAGTTATAGATTGCTTGATGTGCTCAAGCATCGAAATAGGGCGGCCAGTTGTGCGATTCATCATAATGACGAAGTATGCCGCCCCTCGCGCAGTTTATCCCCCTGCGAATTTTCGCTTCACTTGCCCTTGTTTTTATCTTGCGCTTGCTCGGCTTCTTGCGCTTTGCGCTCTTCTTCGGCGCGCACAAAATCAGACGGGCGGCAGGCGGCGATGCTGCTGGTGTAGCTCGATGACAACGCATCTTGCACGCTGTTAATCACCCAAGCGCCGCAGGCTTCGGGCTTAACTCCCGTGAGCATAATGGTTGCCTCGGCTTGTAACAACGGATTGCCCAGCATGTCCAACGACAAGCTATAGCGCCCCAACCCAATTTGGTTGTAACGCGCCTGCGCCCCAGCCTTGGCGGAGGCTTCGTCTTTGTATGGGGTTTTGATTAAAAACACAGGCTCTTTGTCGCCCACCGTGACAGAGTTGTCTTTTTTTGGATGGGCTTTGTCATTCCAAAACGCGCGCACAGAGCCGTAAAACTCGCGCTCCTGCTCACTATACTGCCAGCGGGTGATATTATCCACAACCGCATCCACGTCAATAATCGGCATGGGCGCGCCCTGCGCATTCACCGACGCGCCTTTTTTAACAAACACCAAATACCCAGCCGATGGCTTGGCCAACGCGCCGTATTGCTCAGCAAGGCGCGTGATTAAATTCAAATCCGATTCATAGGTTTGGTCTAAATGCTCAATTTTAATCGGCATAAAATCCGCGCCAATCGCTGGCTTGAGCTTATTTCGCGCCGCAACTTCTTCTAACACTTTGCCAAGCGTGGTTTTACTCCAGCTTTGTTTGCGCTGGCTTTTCATGCTCGCGGCCATATCTGCGGATTTGCCGCGCAGCACCAGTTTATTAGGTGGGCCGCTGGCCTCGATTTCATCGACCGTGTAGCTGCCTTTGTAAAACACGCCCGTTGATTCATACCCAATCGAGATTTTTAGCACCGCGCCCGTGGGCGGCACAGCCACCATAAAATCACGGTCGTCCAGCGTAATGTCCATGCAATCAGCCACCAAGCCTGATTCATCGGATAAATTAATCGATTCAACACGGTCAGCAATCAGCGCGGTAATGTCTTTACCGTCAGCAATCACCTCAAATGTGGGGCGGCTTGAGTGACGGTACAACGTAGGCTCAGATTTTGAATCAGACATTGACTGTGGATTGGTTGGCGCAAAAGTCATATTAACCCCACAAAGTCACAACGGCTTTGCCGTTCGATGGTGGTGCCGACAGTGCCCCCAGCGGTGGAAACCATATTTCAACCCCGATTGGCAGCACGCAAGGCAAGCCATGCAAATGCGTATTTGCCTCATTGACCACATCCATCATGCCGTCGCGTCGATACACACGCAGGCACACCAAATCAAGCACATCGCCTGCGCGGGTGCGGTATGTAAAGCCCGCGCCGCTGTCTTTTTGTTCAGAATAAGCCACCAATCACCCCCGCAACGTCCACCATTTCTAATTGGCTTTGATAATCCTCGCCATACGCGCCCAACGACAAGCTAAAGTTAATCTTGCGCGCCACGCCCCACATGTCCAACTCTTCATGCACATCAGCCACGCTTAAAATACAAAACTCCCCCAACACGCTGCCAAAATGGTCAAGCAACAAAAACGGCTCACCCGAACCGGCCTGCGCACACAATTTATCCACAGCATAACCACCACCGGCAAACTCAGGAAACATCACGCCTTGGAGTTGAATGGTGTCATCACCAACCCCCATAAACTGACGCGCAGGCGCGCGCCCCAATCTGTCCACTTTTTCCCAGCGGTACTCACGCGAGCGGCTTAACTGCTGGTGCGCCGCCGAACTCACAGAAAACGAAAAATTCCCCAGACGCAACAAACAAAATCCGCCACCCAAACCAAACAACGATGCAATATTTAACGCATCTTGAAACACGCCGCCCAACCCCAACGCATCGGCCGCCGTGTCTAAAAAATCCCAATATTGCGTCATGCCAAGTCTCCAATCGTTGCCCGTTTGCGCAAACTGGTTTTTTGCTCAATTAAACGCATGACTTCTTGCGCCAAGCCTTTTGCATCTTGGCCAGCCTGCTGATAGATATTAATCACAATCCCGCCTGCGACTTGAGCCACCGCACCTGCCGCACTTGGTTTTGGTGGCGCAGATGTGCCGTCAAACACCGCAGCCGCATCAATTTTTGGCAGCGCTAATTTTGGGGCAAAGTTTTTTTGAATGGCGCTGCCAACGCTCGCCACCGAACGCAACACACCACGGCTTTTGCTGTCAATCCCAAGCGACAAGCCTTCCATCAAGTAACCGCCAAACCCTTTAAACACACGTGACGGCGAGTGAATGCCCATGATTGATTTAAACCCAGTTTTCACGCTCTCGGCAAAGGCGGATAATTTGGCCAAAATACCAGGAAACATCGCTTCAATCCCGCGCCCCAGTCCGTCAATAATCATCGAGCCAAACCCCGTAAAATCAGCGGGCAGCTTCACGCCGAACCAGTTCAGAACCTTTGCAAATGCTTTATAAAACAAGCCAATCGGCGACCAGTTCAAAATCGTTTTACTGATATTGCCAATCCCGCTTTTTGCAAAAGTGGTAATCGATTTCCACGCCTTGGACGTATAAGACTTGACTTTATCCCAATTGCGCACCACCGCCGTATACACCAAACCCAGCGCCGCCCCAGCCACCGCACCAATCGGCCCGAACATCATGCCAATGGCCGCGCCAGATGCAGCGCCTTTGGCGTATGAACCCAGTTTTTGCCCTGTGGTTTGTTTTTTAGCGCCCGCGTTCAAATCATCACGGGCAATGCTGTACAAACCATACGCGCCCGCTGCTGCCCCTAGGCCTTTGCCGGCGATTTTGCCAGCCTTTGTGCCCGCAAAATCTTTTATTCGTTTGCCTACAGATAAAGCCCTTTGCCCAAAGTTCATTAATGCCGAAGTTGATTTAAAAGATCGAAAAAAAGAAACCAGCTTCCCGCCACCAGCCAGACGGTTCAAGTCATACAAACTTTTAACCCCCTTACTGAAATCAAGCGCGGTTTTAAACAATCGAATCGGCTCCATGATTGAACTAAACGCCAACTTACCCGCGCCAATTGCCAGCTTCATCCCCAGTAAACCAGCGCCAACACTTACCACGGTTTTAATCAAGCCTTTATTTTCGGTCACCCAAGGCATTAAAGTATTGCCAACAAAATCATTGGCTGTTTTCATGCCGCTTTTAATATCATCGCCAAAAACACCGCCCAGCGAGGCCGCCAAATTAATCGCAGTTCCAGTTAAGTTTTCCCAAATACTGTTGAGCGATTTACTTTGCTCGGCCATGCGCTCTTGCATGCTGGCCTGCTCGTCCATTTTTTGGCGGTTTTCATCCAGCCCTTTTTTGCCTTTTTCTGCAATAATTAAGGCGGCACCAGCCGCATCCATACCAAAGACTTCAGTCGCAACATTTAACGCAGCTTTTTCGCCCAACTTGTCTTTAATGACTTTGAGCTTCTCCATTTCGACAACCATGGCCTCAGGACCTTTAAATTTACCATTTTTGTCATAAAACTGAAAATCAACCCCAGCCTGCTCCATCTGCCCACGCGCCACGGCTTTATTACCCTTAGTTGCATTTTTAACGCCCTCGACGCCCTCACCCATGCGCATCATTAGCGCGCGCATATTCGTCCCCCACTGCGCGCCTTCAAGACCAGTAGTCGCGCCCATGCCCTGCAAGGCCAGCATGTCCTTTGTTTTGTCCAAACCTTTGATGTTCAACACGTTCGCAATGGGCGCGTCATATTTCATGCTTTCCATCATATCTTGCGGCTTCATGCCAAAGGCATAGCGTGCCTTTTGCACCAAATCAGCCGCAGCCCCAAGCTCCGCGTCTTGAATCCCGCGCGCCTCCATCATTTTTGCAATAAACTCACCACCAAACTCTTGGCTAGTACCCAACAAAACATTCAACTTGGCGGCGGACTCTAGCGCACCGTTTTTGATGACATTGTCAGCCAAGCCCTGCTCTTTAAGCACGCGCCCCAAGGTCATGAAATCACCGGTTGTGCCGGGCAATGTATTGCCCAATTCCACCGCCTTATTCTTAATGCCCTCAAACGCGTCGGACACACCACCGCCCGCTTTCATAAAAGCCATTTTCATGCTGACTGCCGCGTTTTCTTGTTCCATAAACGCTTTGATAGACATCCCCAAAGGCGCAGCAATTGCAGCACCCGTCAATGCTGTGCCGCGCATATCAGACAGCGTGTTTTGACGAAAAATTTTAGATTCTTGGTGTGCTTTGAGTGATTTATTCAAAGACTCGCTATTGGTTTTGGCTTTTTTGAGCGCATCAGACAGCTTGTCAAAGTTGGCAATTTGACGAACTGGCCCCATCATCGAGCCTTTATTGAATAAATCCTGTTCTCGCTTCAAACCTTTAAACTCGCGCTCCAGTCCCTTGACCGTAGCGCCCAACGATGTTAGAGTTGTTTTAGCCGCACCCAAAACGCCGCCAAAACCTGACGACATGGTTGCACCGAGTACCACACCTAATGCGATTGATTTACTCATGAATACTCACTTTGCTTATTTTATATTTGCTGCCATTGCCGCTTTTTTTGTTTGGGGCTGTGCACATATTGCGTCCTATTCGCTGTGGGGTACGCTGTTCTTTATTCTCATTGGCAGTCCAATTTTTGCAGCGATTGTCTCACCTGTCATGGCGCTGCTGGGCTTGCTCATTGGACTTAAAAAAACCGCTGAATAATCAGCGGTTTTTATGGTGCATTGGCAAGCCGCTTTTGTTTGGCCACTTCAGACCAAAAACCAAAATCACCCTCGAACTCAAGTTCAGCAATATCGCAAGGTCTAAACTTCAACTCAAGCACCATGTCAACAACAGCTCGGGATATATTTACTTCATTTATCGCGACGAAAAAGGCTGTCCATCCCTTCGAGAATATGATTTGCATCCGCCGCATCCATTTTTTTAAAATCATCTGGTGAAATCATCATTAAATTACAAGCCAAATGCATACGCTGCTCATCTTCACTATACTTAGAGGCAGCAACAATGTCACCGTAAGTGGCGCGGCGCATCTGTATTACCTTGGTCTCAACCCCTTCAATCGTTATTGGGTAAACCAGCTCAATTGTTTTATGCGCCATTACGCACCGCCTTTCACATCAGCCGGTTTCACCACTTTGCCTGCAACTGCTTCTTGCGCCACAATCGAGCCATCATTCAATAAAAACTCAGCTTGGCGTTCTTGCAGCTCAATTTTCTCGCCTTTTGGCAGCAGCACCTTGCCAATCACCACACGCCGTTGGGTGATGTAGGTTTTGGTTTCAATTTTTGTTTCTGTTTTTTCAGCTTTCATGATGAATCCTTTAGGGTTAAATGAAGCGATGCCCACACAAACAATGCTTTGTGAGTAACGCCCCGTGAATCAACGCACATGGCGCCTCAGGTGTAAAAATGTTTAGGCTTACAGCCCCAAGTGTTTGCGGCGTGACTCTAATAAGTCTTTGCCGCCAACCACCAAAATATAGTTTTTGGTGTCGATTTCAAAATGCACTTTTTCGCCCACGGTGTCTTTGTAATACTCCACCGCAACCTTAAACTTGGTGTTTAATTTCTTGGACGGTTCAAGCGCATCTTCGTCATACGAGCGAATCGCGCCGCGCATTTCAATCAAGCGGCGCGTTGGCACGCCTTTTGAGTCGACCATTGAGCCGCGAATGGTAAACGCGGTGTCGGCACCGGGATGCACATCAAAGGACTCTAAAATCTCAGAGATGTTTGAATGCATGGTGATTTCAGCTTCCATTGCTTTGTCCAAATGCCCCAGCGGCACAGACAATGGGGCAACCATGCCGCCTGCCAAGTACTCTTCTGCCTTAATGTCAATTGACGGCAACTTAATGTTTGAGGCCTCGCCCGCATAGCCGCGCCCGTCAATAAATAAAGCATAATCTACTAAAATGCGCCCAATCATACAAATGCCTCCGTCAAGTAACCATCATTTAAATGCGAGCGGAAAATAATGTGCTCGGCCACGCCGGGTGGGCATAAATCAAAGTCAAAATACACCTTGCCCGCTTTAATCTGATCAGGCGTATTGATGTCAGGGTCAGCCCAGCATGTACCGCCCATTAATGCGCCGATTTGTACCAAGTTGCGAATATAAGCATTGACTGCGCCCACGACATCTTCCACATAGTTTTTGCTAATATTGCGATCCACTGCCCACATGTGGGCGCGCTGCACACTGTCGTTGATGATGTCCACAGTGCGCACCCAGCTGATAAATGCCCACATTGGGTCACTTGAGCAGGTACGGTCGCCCCACAAGCGAAAGCCGTCTTTTTGAATAATGGTGGATACTTCATTCTCATTGAGGTAATTGGCCACGCTGTTGGTGTCGCCCAGCGCAAAATCAATCGCGCGGGTTGTGCCAAGAATCCCCATCACCTCCACATTTGATGGACTCCACCAAAACCCACGAGAATTATCAGACCAAGCCCACGCGCCAGCTGCGCGGGCGGATGCTGGCTGGACGATTTCAGAGCTGCTGACGGTGTCCCACACCACGACATTGGGCGCATATACCACGACACGCTTTTGGCCAAACAATTCGCGGTAACTAATGGCCG